AATATAATTTGAATTTTGATAACATCTCCAAAGATCTCCAAGAATTTTGTAAAGATGAAAAGGATAAACTCTTTCTCACGACCTTGGAGGATGATTTCAAGAATTTTATTGATGCCAATGAAGAACGGTTAGAAGAAAGTTATACTAAAGAACACGGCTTTCAGACCAGCGTGCGCGGATTGAAAGTGCGAGGTTCTTATCCCACCCAAGAAGAAGCCGAGATGCGTTGTAAGTTGTTGCGTGAAGTCGATCCGCATCACGATGTCTATGTCGGGCCAGTCGGTTTGTGGATGCCCTTTCACCCGGAATCTTACAAGACCGGACGGGTAGAATATATGGAAGATGAATTGAATCAATTGATGCACGAGAAGACGAAGAGCGAGACGAATGCCAAAATGGAATTTGATAAGCGGGTGCGCGAAACCAAAGAAAAGGCAATGGAAGACAATAAGAAAAAGGCTTTGGCTAGTGGCAACGTGTTGACGCAAACCATTGATGAACAAGGCAACCTTGTTAGCGTGAAGGATATTCGCGAGAATGTCTCGGTCGCCGATTTGCGAAAGGAATTGTTTGAAGGCGAGAATATTGTGACGGATGTGAAAAAAACCGACCACGGTTTGAGCCGAATTGCCGAGGTGCGAGAATTATAATTATATATATATATAAAACTTATATAATATCTTATATTATATAAATGATGCAAGAATTCAAACGCGACGGCGAGTTGTATAAAAATAAAAACTTTTATTCGATTGCCTATTTGAAAGAACATATTAATGATTTCTCTTTATGGGCAATATTACATACACAAACCCTTACGCCAGATTTTTGTGTAGAATATTTATTGATCCCCGATAACAAATACGCTAAAGATGAAGACGATGAAGATATTTACATTAATAATGTTTTATATTGGCAACGACACATTAGTAAAGAAGCGTTGTTAAATTGTGAATTTATGCTAAAGTATAAAGAGGTATATGAAATAATATGATATATGAAATAATATGATATATGAAATAATATGATATATGAAATAATATGATATATGAAATAATATGAAAATAATATAAATATAAAAATTTATATTCTCTTATAAAATAAAAAATGGAGCTGACGAAAAATCTGATGACGTTTCATTCGCGAATTGACAGTGCCGTGCAAAATATTATAAAAGACGGCAAGATTGACCAATACGATATTCCTGAATTGTTGTTGCTAATTGCGGATTTACAAACCACCTCAATGACCGAGGAAGATTTGCGAATTGCAATCACGGAACTCTATGAGTATATTATGACGCATTATAAGCTCTTTCCGGAAGACGAAATTCAAAAAGCGAATTTTAAGCGGTTGTTTGATTCGTGTTTGAAATTAATATTGATGCAGCCGAAAGTAAAAAAGACCGTCAAACGCTGTTTCCCGTGTTTGGCGTGATAATATATGACATACGTAAATATGGGATACATAAATATGAGTTACATTAGTAACCGATTTCGCCAACTGACAAAACCACGCAATAAGTGTTCGTTGTTAGACAAAATATGATTTTCCTCTTTATCGTTTATCATTACGCAAAAACTAGAATAATCGCCATTTAACCCCGTCGGAAGAAATTTGACGAGTTTAAAGACATACGGACCAGTGTTGAAATTATTCTCATACTCTTTCATAAAATTACGATATGCGTCGGCTTGATATGCGTGCGCATTAGATACGGTGGACGAACCATCCGCTTGTTGAATGGCAATAAATACACTCATTGCTTTATATGAATAAAAAGAACTTACATTTAATATCTTGTTTTTTTACATATAATAAAAATATTACAATATAAATATTACCATTTCGTGGTTTTCTTCACACTGATTTTAGGTCCCTGTCCGCGTTTTTTCGTATTTTTCGGGTCATAAGCGGCATCTTCGTCATCCGAATTCAAATCTTTTGATAATTCCCAGAATTCTTTGGAACCGAGTTTAAAATCGGCGTGGTGTTCGGCTTTGTACCAAAAAATCTGGTCGTGTAATTTATTCGACTTGGCGTTGTTGTTAATGACGAGACATTCAAAATTTTCGGTACATTGATCCATCACTTGACAAAACGATTCAAACGTCGGAAACATACCGGCATAGTTTTCCCAAATGCGTTTGCGATTGGCAATATACGGCTCGCGCAAAATAAAGACATAATCAATATTGGTCCGCAAATTCGGGGGAATACCGAGGGGATATTGCATTGTAATAATGAGCATAATTTTCCAGTGCCGCCCGTTCATAAAAAGCAAACGCATCATTTTATCTCTTGTCCACGTGGCATCATATAAACAATCGTCTAAGATGACAAAAGCTCGGGGATCAATATTAGACCGCCGAAATTGCTCCATTTCTTTTTTGACTTGTTTTAAAACCGTCTTTTGGCGTTTGAGAATATTTTCAATAATGGAAGTATTGTATTCTTCGTGAATAAAGAGTTTCGGCACGTGGGCACTGTAAAACCCGTTACCTGCTTCTGTACCCGAAATAACGGTGCCGATGGGTATATCCTGATGATAAAATAATAAATCGCGCACTAAATAACTCTTACCTGTATCACGCCGTCCAATTAAAACGACCACGGGTCCTTTATTTTCATCTGGTTTAAAACTAATATGTCGCATATCAAAACGCTTTAATTCTAGTGTCATTTGTATATGCTTTAAGAAAATAAACAAGGACCAAAACCGCACATAAAAATACATATACGACACTATTTAGTTTAAATCTTATATTTTATAATATATTACAACTAATAATGAACCTTAGTTATAAAAAATCTGACAATCATAAATTGTTCAAAAGTTTAGAAGAAAATCCAGATAATGGTATTCTGACTCCTCAAAACTATATCCCTTTATATGATTGTTTCTTCTCTCTCACCCAAAATAATTACAATGGTATTAATTTAAACAATAAATGGCAATTGCATTCTATTACCGGTCAAGAAACAACTAACATTTTTAAATGTGTAGTGAAAAATGATGGAAAAAAAGAATCACGCAAGACTTATTTTAAATTTAGTCCCTTAATAGATCCTTCTAAATATCTCTTAGGAAAGTATGATATAACCGACCAAAATTTGTTTAATTTACCGTCATTGGATAAAACCAATTGTTTTCCTAAAGTAAATGACTACAATAATGCAGCTTATGTAGATAGTTTTTTTACTTATTTATCCAGTAAATTATTACACGATCACGAATTTATACATGGCTTAGATTTTTACGGTTCTTTTTTAGCGATTAAACAAGATTTTCGTTATAATATTACGGATGATTTGGAATATTTGGAAGAGTCTAACTTTTTTCGGAAAAATGATAAAATTTTATATGAATTGGAAGATATGAATATAAATGATATAACGAATGATACCCGTAATTATAAAACCAAACTGACTATTGTAGAAGATGCAACAATTCCGCTTGATGTTGAGGCAATTTCGCTTGAGTCAATTCCACTTGAAGCAATTCCGCTTGAGGCAATTTCGCTTGAGGCAATTCCGCTTGAAGTCGGAGTCGGGTCCGGGGTCGTAGGGGCAGCGCCCCTATTAGAAAATGAACTCCAAATGGGAAGTGTTTGTAGTTCGCATAATTCTTCGTGTTCATCACGTTCTTCAAATACCACAGTGGATGAAGATATGGCGATAGATGAGGCAGAGGCAGAGGCTGAGGCTGAGGCTGAGGCTCAGGAGGCAGCGTCAGCGTCAGGAGAAAGTAATGATGAGGATTATGAGGATATTGACTCAGTCTCAAATGAAAGCGATGAAGCAGATATTATTGCCAAAATTAAAAAATTTCCAGTACAAGTGATTGCGCTAGAATATTGTGAAAATACGTTAGATGGACTTATGAATGAAAATACCATATCGGATACACAGTGGGATTCTATTGTTTTACAGATTCTATTCAGTCTCATCACGTTTCAGAATACCTTTCATCTAACCCATAATGATCTTCATACCAATAATGTAATGTATATGGAAACAACCCAAAAATTCTTATATTATAAATTAAATCACATTTACTATAAAGTGCCAACCTATGGCAAATTATTTAAAATCATTGATTTTGGTAGAGCCATCTATAAATTTCGTGGACAATTATTGTGTAGTGATAGTTATCATCCCGACGGTGATGCTGCAACCCAATATAACTGTGAACCTTATTTCAATGACAAGAAACCACGTTTAGAACCGAATTATAGTTTTGATTTATCTCGGTTAGGTTGTGCTTTATACGACTATTTGGTAGATGAACCGAAAAGTAAAATAAAAGAGATTATCTTGGATTGGATAAAAGACGACAAGGGACGCAATATATTGTATAAAAAAAATGGCGAGGAACGCTACCCGGATTTTAAATTATATAAAATGATTGCCCGTACGGTTAATAAACACGTGCCCGTAAATGTATTATCAAATGCCTATTTTGATAAATTTATTATTTCGAAAAAAGAAATTACCGCCGGGATGAAATTAATGGATATTGATATTATTCCATCCTATGTGTTATGATTTATAAAAAATAAAAAAGTCTCTAACTACCGACTTTTTTATTTTTTTTACACATTTTTTACATTTTACATTTTTTTACATTTTTACATTTTTTACATATTTTTTACATATTTTACATTTTTTACATATTTTTTACATATTTTACATTTTTTTTACATTTTTATTCATTCCACAAAACCATATCGGCAACCCGCATCGCGGTTTCGGTCAGTTCCAGTTCGTCGCCAAGTGTCCGCATTGCAAACGCTTCTGTTAGTCTGAAGGGGTTTTCGTCAATTGTTAATAAGGATGTCATACGTGTGATTAGTTCGGTTGGAGTAACCACTTCGCCTAATTTTGGCATTTCGGCATCTGGCATTTCGGC